GGCGGGGGAGATCGTAGGTGAGCCTGTAGCCGTCGTGGCGCATCTTTTCCATGATCAGCCTGGCGTGCTGCTTGGGGGTCAGGGAGTCGTTGCAGGAAACCGTCACATAGGGCTTGTAAAAGGGAAAATTTGGATCCGGAACTGAACCATCTAGATTTACCTTGGTTAAATCCAGACCATCAGTGACAGCACCCTGTTTCTGGCCTATCACGGTCACCTTGGAATAGCGCCGGGCGATGTTGGCCTCCTCTTCTCCGGACAGGACATTGACGCCGATCCCCTCGCGGTTCACGTTCAGCTCGTAATCGGGCGGCCCGCCGGCCATGGGCCTGCCGAATACGAATGACCCGTCCGGGAGGCTGAAAAACATCTGCCCCCTGGAGATGGCATAGGTGGACAGGACCTGGAAGACCGTCATGCCAGGCTGAATATGCGCCAGCGGCTCTGCCGAGTCGGCGCCGAATATCCCGGCAAGGCCGTAATCAACCTGGTGCTTTTTCTTCGTTTTCAGTTTCCCCACCAGATCCTGCTGGAAGAGTATCCTGGCCCGGTTGATGAATGGGACTGTTTTCAGGACCATGGCGGTCAGTTCAGACAACTTCTTTTTTTCAACATCGTCGAATTTCTCACAATACGAATCCACCAGGAGGCCCATCTGGTCGCGCCCCTCGATGACCATCCTGGCCCCCTGCTTGTCATAGCGCCGGGACCTGCGGTCCACTATGCCGGTCAGCTCCATCTGGTCGTTGACGTAGAGCCTGCACTCCTTGCCCGGCTCGATGTCGAACTCGGGCCGGCCGATCTCCAGGGAGAAGGCGTGGTCCGCCACGTAGATGTCGGCCTCCACCGTATAGGAGAGGAAATTGGCGACCTTCCTGCCGTCCGCTTCCAGATAGATGGAGTCGCTCATGACGCGGCCCCCGGCATATAGATCCAGCAGTCGCCCTGAACGAAGCTGGGGTTGAACATGTCGCGGTTGATGGTGACGATGCGCTCGGCGCAGTTGTAGTCCAGGCCGTATTTGAGGCATATGAGATGGAGCGGCAGGGGGTTGACCGAATGGATGGAGATGATCCGCTCCCTCTCCAGCTTCACGCCGGAGACGTGGCGCAGAAGCTCCAGGGCCATGTCCTTCAGGGACTGCATCACCCTGGCGGTGTCGACGCCGGACTGGAGGCGGGTCCTGATGGTCGCCAGGCTGGACTCCAGGTCCCTTACGTTCATGATATAGGGCATGGGCATCGCCGTGTAGTTCCCCATGATGTCGAAGTTTTTAGCCTTCTCCGCACGGCGCACGGCCTGGCGGCTCTGCTCATCAACGGCATAGCAGTATGCCGACTCCATGGCCAGCCGCTGGGCCGATGAGATGGCCAGGTGCTTTGCGATGACGGCCCTTGTCCTGATGGCCTGCTTGGTCTTGCTGTTGGAAAAGATCGCAGCGCTGGAGCCAAGGGAGAGCAGGGCGGCGTCCAGGCTCGCCATGTAGCGGGCCGGGGAGTCCAGGTTGCCGTCATAGAGCCGGGCAACCCGCTCCACGCATTTGGTTATGGCCTCCAGCACCACGCCGGGGATGGTGTCCAGGAAGGTGATGGTGGCCACCAGGGAGTTGGTCGGCTGCGCCACCAGCCCGGCGGTCGCCCTGAACGCAGCCAGGTAGACGTCGATCTCCTTGGCCACCTCGCGGACAGGCAGGGAGACGCCGCTGATCTGCTCCAGCACCGTTCTCTCCGGATCGATGACAAGCTCCGGATCGATGCCCAGGCCGATCATGTCTTCTGCCAGCTCGTCGTACTGTTCATCCACGGAGGCCAGATAGTTCCCCTCCATGGCGGCTTCCACGTCGGTGATGGGGCCTGCGGCGATCACGCCGCGCATCTGCTCCAGGAAGGTGATGTCCACCTCGGCGTGGCGGATGCGGTCGTCATGACGGACAAAAACGTCGCGCACCTTGCCCTTCATTTCGCCGTACTTGGGATGGAAGAGCGTCCAGTCGCTCTTCTTGGCAAGGGCGTTGACCAGGTTGATGTGGTTGTCGTAGGTGGTGTGGCTTGTCTCGCCGGCGTCCCAGAAGAAACAGCGGATAGTGACTAGATGGGTGTCCTGGCCCATGTCCTCCAGGTCGGAGCCGTCCATGAACGGATACTTGAACTCCGCTATCACCTTGGGGAAACGGTCGTCGATGGTCTCCATTTCCAGGGTGATGTCGTCGAGCCTGCCGTCCTGTAAGTATGCCGGGTTGACCATCTAGTGACTCGCTATCGGCGCGAAGAAACCACCCCGCGGCACGGTGTTGATGCTGGTGTTGAGGTCGTTGGAGCGGCTGAATACCCGGCCGCTGCCGTCGATCTGGATGTCGAGCTTGATGTCGTTTTTGATGCCGCGGCCGCCGATCCCCATGACCTCGTATTCGCGGCTGTTGTGGCCGTAGGTGCGGGATGACCAGCCGTTCTGGCGGGCGGCTTCGGACATCCAGAATGAAAAGGGTATCCCGGCCAGCGCTGCTCCCGCCACGCCGGCCCCTGCTATCCAGGGCAGCCTTTTACCCGCCGCGACCACCGTTGACCCACTCTCACCGCCGAGGCCGCCCATGGATGCCGGCCAGTTGGTGACGAATACGGGGGTGACACCGGTGGCGGCCTCGACCGCCTTGCCTTCGGCGATCCCCAGGGATGTCTTGCCCATATTGCTTAGAATCCCCTTTATGCCGCCGAGCCCCTTCAGCACCCTGGCGCCTGCAAGGCCGCCACGGCCGAGGCTGTAAAGCCCATATGCCCCCACGCCGAGGAGCGCCCCGCCAAGGATGGCGTTGGCCCCGGCAGTGGCGCCCGGATGCCGGCCTGCCAGTAGTCCCAGCGCAGCTACGGCATCATTGGCGAGCGATGCCATCTCCCTCAACGGTCGCAGCCACGGGTCGAAGACAGCGGCCGCGGTGGTGGTGCTTGTGCCCATGAGTGATTTTATATTGGCGGTCAGACCCTCCATCCTGGTGTCCAGTTTGGCTGCCGCATCGGCCGCCTTGCCCACGCCGGCCGCCACCTCTTCCCATGATCCCGCGCCCTGGTGGATAAGGGCAAAGGCTGCGCGGGCGCCCTCTGCGCCGAATATCTTCTGGAGGACAAACATCCTCTTCTGGTCGGTGAGGCCGCCGAGGCTGGTTCGCAGGTTGTTGATTATGGCGGGAAGAGATTTAAGATGACCACCCTGGAAAAACTCAAGCGGCGCCTTGCCCGATGTGCGAAGCTCGTTGTTGAGCCCCTCAAGGACCTTGCGCTCGATGCGCGACGTGCCGACCATCCGGATCAGGAAGTCATTGAGAGATGTGCCGGCCATAGAGCCGCGCAGCCCCTGCTGGCTCATGGCGCCCATGGCGGTCAGGGTGTCCTGCCAGGAGACCTTCATGTTGGCGGCGGTTCCTGCCACGTATTTCATCCCCTCGACGATCTCGGGGATGGTGGTTACGGAAGCCTGGTCGATCTTCTGAATGAAATTGGCCAGCTCACCGAACTGGCCCCCCTTGATGTTGAATGGCGAGGCCATGGAGATCAGGCCCTCGCCCATGGCCTGCGGCGATTCGCCGCTTATGGTGGCCAGGGCCGCGGCCGCCCATGCCGCGCCCCCCTTGGCGGTGACGTCCTTCATGTTGAGGCCCGCCTTCAGGAGCACGTTCTCTATGCCCATCACTTCCTTGGCGCCGAATGGCATCTGCTTCTGGATATCGATGGCGGTGGCGCGGACGGTGGCGAGCTGCTTGGCCAGGTCGCCGGCGTTCTGGCCCGACTCCATCAGGTTCATCTTGACGTTTAGCGTGGCCTCCTGAAGGGAAGCAGCCGCGGCAATGCCCGGCCTGAGGCGGTTGATGCTGTAGTTGACCACCGCGACGGCCTTGAGCCCCCTGGTGATGGAGCGCTCCATTATGTCGAAATCGCGCTGGACCTTCCTGGCGTCGTCGCCCAGGGCGCGGATGTTCCTGCGCATCCTGTCGAGCCCGGCGGACGCGATGTCGATGAATGACAACTGGAGTGCAAGTTTAAGCTCGTTGTTCATTTGGTCTTTTTCACCTTGTACTTCTTGCCCGGCTTCCGCGGGTTGGAGAGCTCGTCATAGGCCCGGTCATAGCTTTTCACCATCCCCCTGCTCATCTCCAGAATCCGCTCCGGGGCCGGGAAGCCCATCTTGAGCATCACCAGGATGTCCTTCCTCATGGGGAGCAGTTTCCTTTCGAAAAAGATCCCTCCGTTTTTCGAGGGTGGCGGACAGGGAGAGGAGGAGCTGGCCGTCGGCGCGGGGGAGGGCAAGGACCTGCTCGGGCGTTACCTTGCCCAGCCCTTCCACCTTGAGCCTCTTTGCAAGGACCGCCGCGGAATAGTACGCCTCGTCCGGGGCAATGCCCTTCTTTTCGTCCCCTGCGAGCCTCGCCCAGTCCTGGTCCGGGTCGTTGGAGACCGCCAGGGTGTGGCCGAAGGTATCCTCCTCGAGGATGAAGTCAGTGAACCATTTGCCCTTGGACACGATGCCGTGACTGAATACTCCGCTTTCGGTGAGCATCCGCTATGCCTCCCTGCGACCGCGGCAGCATATGAAGTCGATGGTCTTGACCGCCTCGTTGTCCTCGTCGTACTTGATCTGGCCGACCTTCTCGGTGCAGAGCCCCAGGAACATGATGCGCCGGCCGTTATCGTAATCGATGGTGAGGGTGCCGTCCTCGATGCCGTCGAAGTCAATCTCGGGGGTGTCGCTGGGGATGACATAATCAAGGGAGACGGTGGGGCGCGGGGTGACGGTGGAGAAACCGGTCTTGTTCATGAGCCGGACCGGAGCCCGGAGGGTGCGCTCCCCCTCGGTGACGCTCTTGAAATCGGTGATCTCCAGGCCGTTTATCTCCAGGGATATCTTTCTTACGTATTCCATTGGGAATCTCCTTTAGAGGTACAGGTCTATCACGGCTGCGAATACATGCAGGCCGGGCACCACCGGCGCCGGGATGCGGGCGTTCAACTGGCCGACATTCTGCAGGTCCTTCTCGACGATGAGCTGGTCCTTGTACGAGTCGATATCGTCCCATATCTCCAGGAGCTCGAGCTTGTACATGACGTCGAGGATCTCGCCGCGCACCTTCTGGATCGTCTTCCCCTTGGTGCTGATCTTGTTGCGCGGGAAGCGCAGCGCAATGCGCTCGCGGATCGCCTTTCGCCCGTAATCGAGGCTGGTGATGGTGGTGGCGTCCAAAAGCGAAACGTCGGGGATGCCCTGGGGGTTGAGGGTGTATGTGGAGATGAGGCGGACGATCTGGACCCTTTCGCCGGGTCCGACCTCCAGGGGGGTTATGCCGTTGTGGAGGCAGCTCTCCTGCTCGGTGCGCGACAGCCGCTGGTCGATGGCCGGTGCGGCAATGGTGACCAGGGCCAGGGTATTGAGGGGCCGGGCCGGGTCGGGCTCGCGGCACCAGACGGCTGCCAGCGCGGCGGCGACCTCGTAGGCCGGGGAGATGGATGCGCGGATCAGACCGCCGAACAGCCTGCCGTCGTCGATCTGCCCGGCCAGGGTGGTGGAGGACGCCAGGGACCCGGTGAGGCCGAATACGCCGACGCCGGGGCGCTGCTCCAGCGGGCCGGAGACATTGGCCAGGTGGTTGCGCAGGGCGGTGAGGCTGGTCTGGTCGTTGTAGGGGGTGGCGACCTTGTTGTACTCGTTGGCGTATACCTTGGCCAGGGCCGTGGTGATGTCCGGATCGGTGGCGCCGTTGGCCATGGTGACGATGGCGGCTGTGACGCCCGCCGCGGTGCACCTGGATGTGAGGAGGACCTGGTTGCCGACCGCTCCCTTGTGCCGGTAGGTGAGGGTGACGACGTTGGCGTTGACCGCATTGGTGACCGGCAGCGCGGCCTCGTTGCCCAGGGCGGTGTTGAGCGCCGCTGCGATGGCGTTCTGGGCATCGCCGCTGGCAATGGCGATCTCAACCCGGCGGCTGCCGATATAGAGGTCAAGGATGCCGGGGCCGGTGGCCGGGCCGGTGATGGTAATTGTGCCGGTGGCCTGGGCGCCCGCCGCGTTGTCGTTAAGTGCGCAGACGGTGAGATCCAGGTAAGGATTCTCGGCGATGGCGGTCTTGACCATCAGGTGGGCCATGGAGCCTGCGCCGAAGTACCCGGCGGCCTGGGCCTCGCTGAATACCTGGGTGGGGACCAGGGCGTTGACTGTGCCGGTGGCCAGCCGCTGTGCTATTATCAGCATCTTCTGGGCGTTGTCCGGCAGGGTGGAGACCGCGTTGGCGGTGTTGTACTCCAGGTACTGGCCGGGCTTCCTTACCCCTGCCGGAATCTGTGAAAACTGAACATTCTGGGAACTCAAACGGCACCTCCTTTGTCCTTGGCCGGCGGCGCCGGTCTGTCGTCGCCGCAGACGACGAGCGAGCCGTCGTCCACCAGGCGCCGGTAAAAGATCGAATCGTCAGGGACCTCCACCGGTTTGTCGGCGGTGATATATTCCCTGGGCTTCCCTTCCATCGGGCATCGTTCGCCCGGCTGCGCTTTGACTATCATTTAAAGCCTCCTTGAAACTGCTGTTAATGCGTTATCGTGCATCCCCTGCAGCCGCTGTCGGCGCCGAGTGCCATGACCGGGGTGACCTGGGGCAGAGTGATCGTCGTTGACTGGGTACTGGCGTTACTCACGTTCCCCGCCGCATCCCGCGCCCAGGCGTACCATGTGACCGCACCGGAACTGGAGGCGGTTGCTGTAGCCGGGGCCGATCCGGACCAGGAACAGCCGGAACTGGAGTTTGTGGTTGTAATGCAATAGCCCGTTACTGCCGTGTCATCCGTGGCGGTGAACGATGATACGTTGACGGTCAGGCTGGTAGCAGTTGATGGCATGGTGAAAGCCGTGATGGTTGGAGGGGTGGTGTCTCCGCCGCTCAAATTGTCCGTAATCGTCACTGCACTAATACCGTATGCTGCGCTGGTATTCGCCCCGCTAATAAACGCGCCTATTCCCGGCTGGCCTGTCGAATGGAGGTTGCTGTTATCAGTGTAATTGATAACGACGGTTTCCGTCCCATTGCGTATCTGCGAGCATGTGATATGATTGCCGACGACCTTCCCCCGCCATATATCCCCGGTCTGTGGTGTATACCCGCCTGTCCCGGTGGCCAGTGATGTGTACGACCCAACCGAGCCATTCCACGAAACAAGTTCACTGCCACCCCCGCCGTTGAGAAGGCACTCGTAACCGGCAGTCGTAGTCGAGCCCTTCGTCATTCTCAAAAGAACTTCTATCTCCCCGGCATGGGCAGCATCGTTCACTTTGATAGTGGATGACACTTGCTGATCATCCTGGAAACCAGTCTGTAGCGCATAACTGTCTGAATAATAACTGGTGCCTGGCTGCGTTCCAGTCGCAAACCCCGCACTTGTAACGGCGATATTTGTCCAGTCGGACCCGGCATTTACCCACGCGCCCGATTCGGACAGCGGGTTTTCTACTGTTTGGAATGTGGTGGTATAGGTTTTATATGGGCTGGCAGCAACAGCAACTGTAACTGCCTGCCCTGTTGAATTGGCGTTGCTACTACCATCAATACAGCGAACGTAATAGGTGGTAGAACTGCCGTTAGTCAGCCCCGAAAGAGTCTGACTGTGACTGGTCGTGCCAGTTGTTGAGAATGTATTAGGGAGACTGGCATATGCGACATCTGAGGTGCCGTATTTACAGGTGGCGTTCTCGTCCGTCGTCAATGACATATTGGTTGACGTGGTGCCGTAGGCTAGTGTACCAGTTGGATTTGTGACCGTAATAACAGGAGCCGTGGAATCCGTGCCGATTCCCAAAAATGAATCAACCTCGGCTTTTGTAGAGGCTATAACGACATCATCGAAATAGGTAGACTGGTTGCCCCACCCATCCCTAGATTGGTAGCCGAAAACAAACTGGTTGCCATCTCCTGAGTCAAAGGAAGTTCCGTTGTATTGTGGGGAACCGGACCACGTTATCAGCGTCCCATCATACCACCCCTGAAGCGTTCCCCCAGCCGGATTGATGTACCACACGAAAGAGTGCCACGACGTATCATTCAGCCACGCACTTTGGGACGAATCGGGCAGGTTGGTGGAACAATAGCCATACGATGATGATTCCCCCAAACGGTTAAAAAGACATACTGCATTTCCATAATGCGACAACATATTTCGCTTCCCGCCCACCTGTGGGAAATATATCCACTTATCCTGATTATCCGGCCCCCACACCCACCCTGAAGAGTGCCGCCACCAATAGCCGACATAGACCGCGCCTAGTCCGGCAGTTGCACTGTAGGGGGAGGCTATGCCATAACTTGCAATCCCGGTTGACCAATCATATCGTAACCCCATCCCTGTTTTGCCGAGGCTGTCAGCGATTTGCCCGGATCCACAGGGGTTGCAAAAATACTCATCCCACGGAGAGGGCGGATCACCGGCTGTATATACCCAGTTAGTTGAAAAGTGGTCACTGAAATAGACCGTGGCGTTCGCCGTGGTGTTTATTAACAGGATTATGATTATTAAATATTTTTTCATTGTGCGGTCACATGCCACCTGATAAGTTTATTTTCGTTAACCTCTGTACCAGCTGGGAGTGTGGCGGGGAATGTCCCCTGGTTTGTAACGTAAGCAGATTCCCCACTAGACCCCGTTTGATAACTCCAATGCACTGTACTTGTCCCAGAGGGCGTAAGGAGCGCCGGTTTATAGACAGTGCCGCCGGTGCATGTGCAAGTGCCTGTGACTGATGATGTCACCTTCCACGATGGGGTACTCTCATAGGCTGTGAGGCTGACTGACCCTGAACATACAAGGGTGTTCCCATCCTGAGTGTATAGTGCAAGTGACGCTAGAGGTGTAGAGCCATCCCCGTAGCCATAAAACTCAGCCTTATCGAGTGTTCTGGTCCCGGTACCGGGGCATGTATAGGTCGTTTGAAGGGCAGATGATAATGTCTTGTAATATATGAGAACTTGGCCTGATCCATTATCATCGCTGCTTGCCCCTGCAGTAGTCTGCATCCCGAAATATGCTGCAGCCTGACCGGCCGCTGCCGTCGTAACCGTATAAGTATCGCTCACCCCGCCGATTGTCACCACGTCGTTGACCGCCGTTGATGCGCTGGAGGATGATGTTATCCTTGCCATCACATATTGATTGTTTGTGATGTTACCCGGCGAGGTGGAGAATGAGCCGCATGTGCCTACAGTCGTCCCTGTGCAAATTGCCACCGTACCGCCGCTGGAGGTTACGGCAGATGCCGCGTTGATACCGGTTATCTGTACCGCTGAACTGGTGTACTCCGTCGAAGTCGTGGCGCCTGTTGTGTCGGTGAAAGAGAAGGCGTCCGGGGTGGTGTCTGAGGTATTCTGAGCGACGATGACCCCCCGGATCTGGCCAGTGATGGCAGCGGAGGCGATGCAGGGGATAACGACGATCAACCCGATGATAAATGATTTAAGCATTTTCATATTAGCTCCCGCAGCTCCAGCCTTTAGCCGTCGCCAGCCATGACCCGGAGGCCCTGTATTGCAGTACCACGGCATCGCCGGTGGTGCCCGAATTGTAGATATCGTACCCGGCAGAGCAGGCCGTGCCGTTGAGGTAGATGACCTCGGAGCCGTTGGGATTGAGACGTGCGACCCCGGTCCCTTCAACGGTTACCGTCAGGTTCATCCCTGCCGCGACGGCCGGGAGATTGCCGGTCCCTGCCGCGTTGGCGATCCAGGTCCCGCCGTACATCCCCGCCCCGCTCATAGTCCAGTTGTCCGGGTCATTGATGGTGGGTGTTGCCGCGTACTGGACGGTATGGCCATAAGTGGCCAGGCCACCCGATGAGTCAACGGCATTTCCTGCCGCCGTGATAAACCCGGTTCCCTCATCCGTTAAAGCAGAACCTAAATTCGTCAAAGATGGCGTGGTTAAAAACGTCCTGACCCCTGAAGCCATAGTGAACCATGACAATTGGCCCACGTGGGATGAGAAAGAAGACACGTATGGCAAGCCTTCTGGTGAAGGCTCGGTTGTCCAAACATGAAGGCCGAAATCGTTGTCGGGCTCTGCGGCGGGGTTATCCAGGTAGAAGCCCCGCCCATTTGTGCCGTATCCGCGCCAGCGGAAAAGGTCCGGGGTTGTAGATGCCTGCTGGGGGGTGCTTAGGCTGGCCGCGGTGAGGTTGCCGTTGTCGTCCACGGTGGCGGCCGAACTCTGGATAGTCGCTCCGCCGGTGCCGTCGGCGCGGATGATTCTGTTGTCAGTGGAGCCCGTGGAGCCGCCGATGGAACCCGCGCCAAATGCCGTGTTGGTGCCATTGTGGCAATAATAGGGGACGCCGGCCACGAAGTTTATGCCGTAGACGCCCGCGCCGCATGTGTAGGAGCTGGTGTTGTTGCCAAGCGCCATGCCGTATGTGCCGTCTGATCCGGCCGGGAAGTATGAGTTGAAGGTGGAGGTGTTTAGTTTCTCCGCCAGGCCGGTGTCCACGTAGGCGGTGCTGGCGGCCTGGGTGGAGTTGTTCCCCTGGCTGGCCGTGGGGACCGTGGGTGTGCCGGTAAAGGCCGGGCTGGCCAGGTTGGCCTTTGTTGTATCGGACGGGTGGACGTGATCGGCGCGGGCATAGAGGTTGCTCGATCCGGCCGCCTGGCTGCCGTTCATGGCGATGGTCCCGGCGGTGGAGTTGCCCTGGCCGAGGACGAAGGCGGTAGAGGCCGCCTGGGTGGTGTTGGTATTGGCGGCCGCCGTCGGCACGGTCGGGGTGCCGGTAAAGGCGGGAGAGGCCAGGTTGGCCTTTGCCGTATCGGACGGGTGGACGTGATCGGCGCGGGCATAGAGGTTGCTCGATCCGGCCGCCTGGCTGCCGTTCATGGCGATGGTCCCGGCGGTGGAGTTGCCCTGGCCCAGGACGAAGGCGGTGCTGGCCGCCTGGGTGGTGTTGGTATTGGCGGCCGCCGTCGGCACCGTCGGGGTGCCGGTGAAACCGGGTGAGGCGAGCGGGGCCTTGAGCGACAGGTCGGTGGTCAGGTTGCTGACGTCGGACTCGCCGATGGCCAGGAGCGCCTTGGCCTGGGCCACGGTCAGGTCAGCCGGGGCGGCCGCGGACCCGGTGTTGTTCCCTTTGAAGGTATTGGCCGGCATGTTGGCCAGCTTCAGGTTGTTGACCGCGCCGTCGGTGATGGAGGCGGTGGCGTTGCCCGGACCGGAAGCGGTGATGGCCCCGGTCAGCCCGGTGACATAGTTGCCGGTGGCCTGCTTGCCCGCCAGGCCGGTGTCCACGTAGGCGGTGCTGGCGGCCTGGGTGGAGTTGTTCCCCTGGCTGGCCGTGGGGACCGTGGGGGTACCGGTGAAAGCGGGGCTAGCCAGCGCGGCGCGGGTGCTGTCGGTCGGGTGGACATGGTCGGCGCGGGCATAGCGGAGGCTGGTGCCGGGGGCTGCCGTGCCGTCAATTACCGGGTTAGCCGAAGCTGCCTGGCCAACCACGTAGGCTGTAGAGGCGATCTGGGTGGTGTTGGTGTCTGCCGAGGCTGTGGGCGTGGTCGGTGTGCCGGTTATGGCCGGGGAGGTCAGGCTCTTGTTGGTCAGCGTCTGGGTGTCGGTAGTGCCGACAATGGCCCCGGAGGGCACTGCCACGGAATTGCCCCAGGCGCCGCCAGTAGAAACTGGTATCCCAGACGAGGGATAGACCATGCTGCCGCCCCCTTCGCCGGAGCCGCAGTCAGCTCCGGTGCCGCTCACTCTCCCCAGGGCGTCCACGTGGAGACACTGCACTGCGCCCGTGATGGCGAAGGTGGGGGTGCCCGTAAATGTCGGGTTGTTGATCGGCGCCTTGGCCGCCAAATCATTGACCAGGTTGGTAATGTCCGCCTGGCCAAGGACGATGTCGCCGGTACGCCCGGCCACCGTCTGAATCGGAGCGGCGGCGGCTGCACGCTGCTGGGTGAAGTATTGGTTGCTCCCCTCGGGCACCACGCTGGTGTTGAGCGTCGCCATTATTTTGTCGCCACGGATATACTGGAGGGATGTCCCCGGCGTGATGGCCGGCTCCTGGGCGACATCGAGGACATGTGAAAGACCGACGTCGTCCGCAGTCAATGAGACATTCCCGACCTTGCCGGCGACCGACTGGACCGGCGCGGCGGCGGCGGCGCGGGGCGATGTGAAATAGAGGTTCGTCCCTTCAGGCACGGCGCTGGTGTTCAGCGTCGCCATTACCTTGTCGCCACGGATATACTGGAGAGATGTCCCCGCCGTTATCGCCGGTTCCTGTGCGATGTCGAGGACATGGGAGAGCCCCACCTGGTTTTTCGATAGCCCGGTGAGCTGTGAGCCGTCGCCATTGGTGGCAAGCCAGGTGCCTCCATTGACTAGGCTGTAGAGCTGCGCCTTTTCAGCGGCGGTGTAAGCCTTGTTGACCGAGCCGTCGACAATAAAGTCGGCGCTCATGTTGCCGGTCTGGTTCGCCCGGACGAAGGGGCTGGAGTGGATACCGGTGGGGTCATAGACCGAGGCGTACATGTCGCCGCCGGTGCCGCTGCCGGGCCATGCGTTACCGTTCCAGAGGGGCTGGCCGCCCGACTCGGTGATTTTGGCAAGGGTCGCGCCGAGGATCAGGCTCTTTAGCGAGCCGATGGTAACGGTCCGGTCCCTGAGACCTTCAGGCTGGCTGGCATCGTAGAAAAGCGTATAGGCCCCGGTGGAGGGATTAGAGAGGGCCGGGTAACGGACCTGGTCGAGGATGGACCCGGCAAAGGCCGCCGCCGCGAAAACGATGATGGCCCCCAAGGCCGCCGCTAATCTGGATGTATGCCTCATTGCTGTTCTCCCGAATCGGTAAGGACCTCGCCGGTGGAGTCAGTGAATACCTCTCCGGTGGAATCCATGATGATGGCCTGGTCGCTGACGAGCTGCCTGCCGGTGACGAATTCGAACCAGGTGAGGGCCGAGCCGTCGCCGCTGGGGAGAGGCCTGGTTACCTGGTGGCGGCGGGGATCGCCGTCGAGCTTCCAGCGGAAACAGTATTGCAGGGAATCGACCCCCCTGTCGGTGGGCCACAGCCTGGTGGTGAACTCCCCCGCCTGGAGCAGTTGCCCTGCGGAAGCCGCCACGGTGATCCTGCGCGGCCGCGAGAGGATATGATCGCCGCTGAACTTGTCCTGGGTATCGGCGGGGCGGCCGCTGCCGTCCACCAGCTCCACCACCATGGTGAAGCCGCCCAGGGCCGTGCCGTCGTTGTCGACAAAGGGCGTGCCGTGATTTGTCAGCTCCCTGGTGGTCAACTAATGCCCCCTATCTCCACGATATCCTCGGCGTCCATTACGTCGTCCCCAGGCTTGAGGAAATACTGGAGGGCGATGGAGATGAGATCCGTCTCGTCATCGTCCGGCAGGATCTGGAGGTTGAAGGACGTGGAGAACGTGAGATCGTAGACGATCCTGTTCTGCTTGAAGTCCTCTTCCGTGGTGACGTCCTTGAAGGTGACCGGGATAAGATCGGTGATGGCCAGTCCGAAACGCTGGCGGGCCAGGGACTGCATGACCGCCATGATGAGCGGGTTGACCTTGTCCCGACGGGCCTCCTCGCCGTCCGCCCTGGTGAGGCCGATCTGCACATGGACGGGGCAGTCGGCCCTGAATATAAGGCGGCCGATCCTGGTCAGTTTGCCGTCGAAGATGGCGACCGCCACCGACGGGTCGGTGAATATGTATCGCTGGTTCTGCTGCCGCCGGGCCGCCTTGAACTCCTCGATCTTGCGGACAAGCCATTCCTCGATGGCAATCTCAATGTCGGTGGGGCTTTTGACCGGGATAGGCATGTCAGTATTTGTCCATTGTCTCGGTGTCGAATATCTTCGACCCCGGCCTTGCCTTGTACATCCCCGGCCCTTCGGCCGCGGGAGTTTCGTCCATCCCTATGGTTATCTTGCCGGCCGCCAGCATCTCGCAGGTTTTGACCGCATTGGCATGCCGCTCCTTCCTGTTCTCCGGGACGTTTTCCCGCCGGGAAAAGAGGTTATAGACCGCTATGTCCAAGGCGAGGGCCTTGATCAGCCTGGGGACCGGGCTGAAGGGGACGGTATAGCGGGTTGCGGCGTACCCGTCCACCAGGCTGTCGGCACTGTCGATGGCCTCCGATATTTTCCCCGTGTCCGGCACCCCCAAATTGGAGTCGTCGGTGAGCTGGATCAGGGTCTCTTCGGAGATTACGCCGTATATGTCGTCGATGATGATATAGGCCATGGTTCAAGAAGGGGAGGCGGTTGCCCGCCCCCGGTTATGTTGCGTAAGTATCGACCCAGAGGTAGCCGCAGTCGGCACCGGTGATGACGATGTCGGTCTCTTCGGCCACTTCGTAGACGTCCTGGTGTTCGGGGTTTTCCCGCCAGGTGGTGGTGCGGCGGGCAAGGCCCCCCTCGTAGGCGGTGCGGGCCTGGTATCCGGCCGAGGGGGTCTTCAGCCCCGGCGCGGGCGGCGACCAGAAAAGGAAACCCATTCCCTTGCCGGCGTTCTTTTCCCAGATATAGGAGGAGGTGAAGTCGGTCCCGGCCTTGGTTTCTTTGGCGGAGGAATAGATGGCCCCGGCCACCAGCACCTCATCCAGGTCACAGAGGGCGGCCAGGAGTTGCATAGTGAGGACGCCGCGTTCGGTGTACTTGATCTTGTCCAGGATCGCCTCGCACTCCTTGAGGGCCTCGTAGGTGGCAAAATCGATTACCAGCCTGTTGGGAGTCAGCCCGGTATTGGACTGGATCGCCTTCCGGCCTTTCTTGATGTCCGCGATAAAGGTGTTGGTGTTACCGGCGGGGGACCAGAGCCCCTCCGTATCCTCCCCGCCGGCGTTGCCGTCGGCCCAGGTGGCCGCCAGGATTGCTGAGGCGATGCGGCGCTCCTTGGAAAGATCGACCTTGTCGGACGCAAAGGCGATGGCGTCCTGGTCGGGCTTGAGCGGCGGAGCGAAAGCTGACTGGGCAGCCCGGCGGTCCTCATCGGTGACCTCGCTGGCGAAGGCGTATTCCTTGGTGGAGAGGCTCACGTAGTCGGTCGGGTAGCCGCCACGTTTCGCCCTGGCGCCCGGCCCGCGAATCCCCGCCTCGTCCCGGAACCATGCCCCCTTGAGATAGCGGGCTATCTTGGCCTTGGGGTCCACGTTGTCGATTATGGGGAAGACCCGGTCCCCGATGTAGGCTGCGTTTCTGTAGGCGATGGATACGTTGGCCAGAGGCCCTGTCACCATCTGCGCTCTTACGTCCGGCTGTGACATTTTATTCTCCTTTCAATGCCGGGAGGCGAGGGATTACCCCGGCTCCCGCAGCACCTCTGTTTAGTGGACCACGGTCCCAAGGCTGTATATGGTGACCGCCTCGGCGGAGCCGGTGATATTGTCCATGACCGCCAGGAACCGCTTGCTGTTGTTCTGGGCGATGGTCATGGTGCCGCTCAGGGTGACGCCGGCGCCGGCCGTAATGGTGATGGTTTCGGCGGCGTCGGCGGTGTTGCGGATGGTAAACTCGAAGGATGACCCCACCTGGCAGCCGCCAAACCCGGCTACGATCTGGGCCGCCGTGGGCGTCACATCTGAGCGGTTGCCGCCGGCCGGATCGCGCAGGATCAGGCCGCCCAGGAGTTCCGCGGCGGTGTAGGTGCGTGCCCCTGCCGTGGCGTCGGTGGTGGCCGTGGTGAAGCCCCACTCGGTGGAGGCGGCGATGGCGGGGACCGGCGTGGTGAGGAGCACCGAGGCCAGGTCGTCCTCGGCCCCGGAAGCCTCGATGAGCATTCCCCTCGTATAGGCCAAAGCGCCGGTGGCGTCCTTCCCCTTGCCCGCGTCGGCAGCACTGACGTACTCGGCCTTGACAAACGTGCCGATGGCCTTGGCAAGGTTCATCTGGAGTTTGCTGATCCCCATGACCCTGACCACGGCGGCCTCGCCGGCGGCCGGGGCGTTCTGCAGAATGCCGATGAGTGTCTCCACCTCGCTGTCGGGCCGGCGGACCGTGCCGGTGGAGGTGGCGACCACGAATTTGTACTGGTCTTCGGTGAGGTCCTCCCCAGCGATGAAGGCGAGGTCCAGGATTCTGTTTTCAGTGGACATTTGATTCTCCTCTCACGGGGCGCTTCAGCCCCTGATCTCCTGGGCGTATTCATTCGCCAGGTCGGGGTTTTCGGACTGGGCCTCGTTGAAGGCCGCGGCATAGGTCAAGTCGCGGTTCTTCTCCATCTTGTCGCGGGTAATGGCGGTGAGCCTGTCCCCGGCCGTGCCGGTTGCCCTCTGCCCCGCCCGCTCTTTTCCGGCGAACTCGCCGAACCGGATGGTCTCGGCGCGGGCGGAGAGCCTTGCCTTGAAGTCGTCGACGGCGGATCGGCTCCCTTTCCCGTCCCCTTCGCCGAACTCGACCGCTGGCGCTTTCCGCAGGTTCATCATCTGGTCGACCAGGGTGGGGATCTCGGCGGGGAGCACGCGGGTGGCGAGCCCCTCGCAGAATGCGGTGAACTCGCGGCGGGCGTTGGCGTCCTCGGTTTCGGCGAACCGGGTCTGAACCCCGGTGACGGTCTCGGTGATCTTCCTGATGCCGTCGGCGATCCCGGCGAGCTGCTCGTTGAACTTCGTTGTCTGCCCTTCCAGAGCCTTGTCTATCAGGGCCTGTACCTCTTCAGGTTTCATGTCTTCCTCCTGGTAGTGTGGCCCGAGGGCCGTTTCTTCGATTTCGGGAGGCGGGGTCAAGAGGTCCTGGACCTCCCAGGAGCCGATGATGTTGTCGGCCTTGTCCGCCCCCTCCTTTTCCACTAGGTAATCGCGCAGTTTCATGACGATCCGGCCGACGGTGGACATCCGCCAGTCGCTGAATTCGAATGTGATGGCCTCGCCCTTGTCGCGGAAGGCGATGTCGGCCAGCCCCTTGACGGCAGGTGGCATCCCCCCCAGGAAGCCGATGTGGCGAAGGGTAAGATCGGGGTAGAGGGCGATGGAGCGCTTCTTGTATGTCCCCTTCTTGACCAGCTCGGCGAACTCGTCCGGGACGCTCTTCAGCCTCGCCATGAGGAGCTTGCCTTCGCGCTTGAGGGCCTCCACCCAGCCGAAGGCGGGGGAGTCATGTTCCGGGTGCCCGACGACTATGGGCGCCTGGTGGTCGGCCTGGCCGTTGTAGGCGGAGACGATGGTGTCCAGGTCGGCGTCGGTCCACTCCCTGGTATTGCCCGCCGAGTCGGTCTGCCTGCCCCCCTTGAAAACCTCGATCCATTTACCGTTCATCATGCCTCCGGACGGGCGGTTCGCGAACCGCCCCTAGTTTTTCCTGTACGATGCTTCCGCATCGTATACCCCTCGCCCCTCATATCCGGAATAAACCGCTTTAAAAATTCCAGTGCCGATTCTCAAAACCGTCTTAAAACCCTCTTTAAAATTTTGTGTGGCTGGCGTTCCCCTCCGAATGCGTAGGTGGATACCCTCAAACAGCCACAGGGGAAATTTGGGGCTTTAAACCCAAAACTCAAATTTACAAGGATGGACAGGATGAACAGGATAAAACCTTAAAAACTTATTCTGGGGTTAACCCTTAAAATCTTTTGATTTTGAATCCATCCTGTATATCCTGTATATCCTTGTTAATACGCCTTTGCGTAAAAGCTCCTGGCCGCGGTGAGGATCTTCTGCAGGTCGACCGGCTCCAGGTGGAGGAAGGGCCGGGCGGGGATGGTGGCCTCGTAAGCCTTGCCGCTCACCCAGAGGATGCGGTTTGCCTTCTTCGGTTTGCTGAACCTCTTGCCGCTGAAATGGAGCGTCCGCTGCCGGGCCGCATGCTTGGTTGCTCCTCCGAAGTGCTGGATCTTCGCATAGACCACGTTGGTGCCAACCGCTGCATTGTTGTTGTCCGCCCTGGTCTGGATGGAGGCGGCCAACCGCCCCCTTACCTGGAGGATCTTGCCGGGCCAGTGGCCCTTGGCTTTCCGCTGGCGGATGGTAGATTTCGCCAGGAGCGCCCACTTGCCTGGGCGGCCTTCCTTTTCGAAGTTCTCCTCAACTGCGTCGTGCATGATCCCGGCGATCTCGTTCATGAGGGGCTCGCGGTGCTCCACCTTGTTGAAGATCATGTCCATGACCCGGAGGCATTCGGCGTCGTCTATTTTTATCTCGACCAGGCTCATAACAATCTCGTATTTACAGGGATGGACAGGATTAACAGGATAAAACCATAAAAGCTATTCTGGGTTAAAACCTTAAAACCGTTTTTGAATTTATCCTGTATATCCTGTATATCCTTGTTAAAATAATGCCTTTATCTCCGTGCTGTACTTGCGCAGGTCGGGCTGGTACTCGACCTTGCCGGGGTTGTAGCTCCACCCCGCGTCGGGGCTGACCGTTACGCCGCCCGCCTTGAAGGTGGCGACGGTGGCGGTCTCGTCGGTATGGGCGGAGAGCGGCACCTCCTTCGACCCCAGGCGCCCGGCGGAGTCCTCTACCGTTATTCCCCGCTCGGCGATGTTGCCGTCGTCCAGGGCGCGAACCCGGCAACGGCAGCGCCAGCCGTTGGGCGGATAGTAACTCTCCCAGAACGGGTCGTCGGCGCGGAAGGTCATGCCGTTGAGGGCTGCATGTGCGGGCCTTGTCCTGGCATCCATGACGGCCACATACTGCCAGTATGGGCGGGCGGCGACGTTGGCCATCTGGGAACGGTAGCGGCCCACGTTGTAGGCGGTCTGGACGTTCTGGTCGAAGATGGTGCGGAGCCGCCAGGGGCCGACGGTGGCCACTTCGCCGGTGGCCTCGTTGACCACCTCGCCCCACCACCCCTTGGCCTTTAACTGCGGCTCCAGGTTCTTTTTGAATTCCTGGAAGGTGATGCCGTTGTCAAGGGCGTCCTGGATGCCGTCATGCATATCCTGGAGCACGTCCATGCGCATGACCTTGGCGACGGTGAAGGCGCGGGCGTGGGCGTCCTGCCACAGCTCCTTCCAGTCCCAGGTGATCGCATACCCCTTGGCCTGGAAATACTTGATGGCCTCTTCGGGCTTGAGGCCGAAGGCGTATGTGAGGTCAGGCGTTGCCATCGACCTGCAGCCTCCCCCAGACTTCTGAGACGAAGATCACCCTGGCCAGCATGTTCTGGAGATCCGCGGCGTCCATCCGCGGGAAGAGGCGGGCCAGCTCGCCCATGCATTCTGTGAGATCGCCGCTTTCGTTAAAGAGCTTGAAAACGGGCTTTAAAACGCCTTTCATCACCCCTTGAAGCATCTCCGGGGTGAACGATTCGACCAGGGCATCCAGCTCGGCCTCGCCGGGGATCTCCGCAGAGATCTCCCCAAATTTAACCCCCCCCTGCCCCCCCTTATCTAAGAGGGGGAGGCCGGAGGCCGGGGGAGTTACGGTCGGTTTGTCCTCCACATCCCCCTCCTCCAGGCTGTAGGTCCGGAGGTAATAGGCCCGGCTGAGTTTGAGGCCGCTCTTCTCCATGGCCGTGGTAAGTGCAACATCCCGCGTGGCCTGGTCCTGGTCCACATCCTCCTCTTCCCAGAGGCAGAAGCGGGGAGCGTCCTGAGCCCCTCCCCAGTTCTCGATGCAGATCCAGTCGATGAGGGTGTTGAGGGTCTCCTCCACCAGGGTTTTGTCCGAGTCGCGGATGTCCTGGCGGATATCCATGGCGACCTCTTTGCCGCCCAGCTCACCCTGGACCGATTCGCCGGCCCCGGCATGGCCGAGCCAGATGGTGGAGATCGCGGTGTTGGCGTCGGCGATGATGGCGTGGTAGAGATCGGAGGTCCCCCCCTTGGAGGAGCTTTCCAGGAACTCGACGCTGCCGTCGTCGGGAATGACCGCCACGCCGTCGGAAACCATCTGCTCCAGGATGTCCAGAAGCTCGTCGCGCATCTCCGCGCCGGCGGAGCGGGGGAGCTTGCCCACCGGCCAGACGGCCCCGTATTTCTCGGCGAATTTGACGCGGAAGCGCCAGCCCCCTTTTTTGAACGTGACCGGCCAGAAGCATCGGGAGAGGAGCCCCAGGCCATAGGGGTTATCGTATGACGCCTCGCTCGTCGGGCATAAAAAGCGCCGGACGGGCAGCTCCTCGCCGATCATCATGTTGGCATGGGAAAGGAACCGCAGTTCGTTGTCCTGGCCGAAGACGAACCACCGCTGTGGCTTGGCGATAACGGCGACGGGGGCGTTGAGGCCGTCCCCCCTTTTCGTCCAGACCGTCTCCATGGGCTGGTAGCCGTAGCCTCGGGCGCCGCGGATGATATGCTCGATGATCATGTTGAGGGGGAGGGCGGCGAGCACCTCCTGGACGAACCGGGCCTTGCGGCTCTTGGAGCTTTTGCCGCGGTCGATCTCCCAGTCAAGGGCCAGGGTGGCGTTGACCCGGTTGATCATGGAGCCGCCGACGCGATCGTCACTCAATAGATCGGTGTAGACCTGGATGTCCTTCCCCTGTTTTTTGAGGACCGGGTCGGGGTTGGGGAGATACATGGCGCCGATGGAATAGAAATCGATGCTCCTGGAGCGGACGGCGATCTCGGAGGCGAACGGATCGCGCATGGCCGGGTCGGCGAATTTCAAAAAAGTCCCGTCGGGGAGATATAGGCCGTTTTTACGCTGCATCGGCAAATCCTTTTAGTATGTCGTTTGACTGCCTGCGGCCGCGGGATGATGCCCAGACGGGGCCGGAATAGCTCCCCGCCGCGTTGAGCGCCAGGAAACATGCCCAGGTGCGGTCGGCATGGCCGATGTTGTCGGCCTCGGCGATAAAGCGAGCGTTGCCGGTGGGGCCGGTAACGCGCTGGAGTTTGTGGAGATCGGAGCGGAGCACGGAATCGCCCAGGGGTATCCTTATTTTCCTGTCCTCGAACGCCTCTTTGCCCCTGGTGGCCATGGTGAGCTTGTTGGGCATGGTGAAGAGCACCCCCTCGACCCGGCTGGAGCCATAGCGGCGCTGGGCGTCCTCGACGGGCTTTTCCCCCATGCCGGTCTGGTCCATGCAGCAGCGGAGCACGTTGTAACGCTGGAAGCAATCGTCCAAGAGGAAATCCTGCTCGGCAAAACTGATCCGCTTGCGGGCGATGATCTCGCGGGTCCAGTGGACGTCGCCCACCTGCTCCAGGACCCAGATGGCGAACAGGTCGTTGCGTGCGCCGATGTCCACGCCCAGGTAACAGGGGCCTCCGGCATAGTTCTCCGGCAACCCGGCCTTGTCGTTTTCCACGGAGTTGATCAGCTCGAAGGAGAGCCAGGCGGACGCCTCGTCAAGCCATTTCAGCTCGTATTCCTGCGCCCATGCGTCCTCGTCGTCCAGGGCGGTGCGAAGCTCCTCGATGTTGCGGGGGAGCCCATCGGCGACGGCCTGGTAGATGTCGGTGGTCTGCCTGTACCAGATGGCGTCGTCGCCGGTCATGAGGTCGTAGAATTTATTCCCCTTGCCGTTGGGGGTGGAGACGACCCGGAGCTTCCATCCGGCGGAGATGACCGGGAAGAGCGCGGCCCATATCTTGCGGCTGTCGGCGTGAAAAGCGAACTCGTCCAGGAAAACATTGGCGGAGAAGCCGCGGGCGGTGTCCGGGTTGGCGGGGAGCGCTGTGATGCGGGAGCCGTTGGGGAATTCCACCTCCAGCGCCCGATAGCTCGCCTCTCCCTTCCAGTCGAATTCGGCAGACCGGATAACGGAGCCGAGGGCTTGGCAATGCCTTTTGACCCCTTCCTCCATGGCCTCCTTTGCCTGGCGCTCCCCTCGGGACAGAATGACCCACCTGGTCCTCTTCCCATCCAGGTCGGCAAGCTGGCAGTCGCGGGCGATCTCAAAAGTGCTGGTGAATGTCTTGCCGGTCTGACGGCTGAACATGCCGATCTTGAAGCGGCTGTCGTTGCCCACCCATTGCTGCTGATAGGGATAAAAAAAAGGCTTAGACCCCATAACTCTCCCGGATGATCGCCCTCAGGCGCTCTGAGGTCATGGCCTTCTTGCCTTCGGCCTGCTCGACCTTGTCAACGGCTTTCGCCACATCGTCCAGCGCCTGCTTGCGGATCTCCTGCTCTCTTTTCAGGTTGACGCTGGCGGCCTGTTCGGTGCGCTGGAGGGCGCGGGTAAGTACATTAAGCTGGGCGATTGTGGCCTCCATGTTGTATTCGCCCAGGTCGGTGGTCTGGATCTGCCCCAGGAGGTCGTAAATCATGGTCTGCATGGCCTGGTTGAGTATGAGCCCCATGTGCCCCTGGCCACGAGCGTCCCCCATGAGCTGGGAGGTTATCTCGCGGGAACGCCGGAGCCTGACCCCGACGTCTTCGAAGGCGGCGATGCTGTCGGCGCGGGCGGCCTTGCGCGCGTCGTCCCACTCGTGGCCGGCCCGCTTTTTCCAGGCGCGGAGGCTGTTTTCGGAGACGCCCAGCTCCCTGGAGATGGCGGGGATTTCCATGCCTTCGGCGTAGAGGCGGATGGCGGCTATTTCAAGTTCTTCACGTTTACCCATAAAAACCTTTATTCACAAGGATGGACAGGATGAACAGGATAAAACCTTTAAAATCTTTTTCGGGTTAAACCCTTAAAATCTTTTGCTTTTGAATTTATCCTGTATATCCTGTATATCCCTGTTAATTGCCTTATGGCCTCGGGCGCTTGACACCGGGAACGACGGCGGCGCCGATGGCGACATCGATGCCCCTGCCGGTGGCGGTGGCGACGTAGCAACCTTCGACATCATCATAGGTCAACAGCCCCTGCTCACAGAGCCACGCTATCTGGGTCCGGATGCAGTCCCGACCGCACTTGTGGCCAAAACGGCCGACCACGGAGTGGAGTATGGACTCGTTGAGGCTGTAGCCCGGCACCTGCTCCAGGGCGCGGAGGATGATAAGGCGGATGTCCTCGGTGTATAGGTCGAGCAGGTTCACTTTTTGCCCCCCTGGTTGATGAGAAATTCATTTATCAGGTCAACGGCCCTGTTGATCCCGTCTAACCGGCCATCGATCTTGGAAAGCCCGGCATTCATTTTATCGAGCCGGTGCTCGAACTGCGGGTGATACTGACATTCGGGGGAGCGGGTTTCGAGCTTCGTGGTGCGCTCCTCAAGGATTATGAACCGCTTGTTGGTGATCTTGTCGCGGTTGGAAAGCCAGGTATAAACGGCGTTCGCCGCTACCACTATGAGGACGAGGATGTCTATCCAAAATTTCCAGGCGGCGTAATTAATTGGGTTCAAACGGTCCTCCTTGACCTGCCCATTTCAAATTCAACCTGGCACGGGACGCAGCGGGTGCAGCCGGGAGCCGCCTGGCGGCGCAGCTCGGGTATGGGGAGGCCGCAGTCGAGGCAGGAAGTAACCCCCCCGGCTTCGCCATCCCCCCTTAAGTTAAGGGGGGGACGGGGGGAGTTATGCTTTCGCCGGTGCTCCTCCAGGGCCAGGTCGTTCAGTTCATCTATGTACTGCTGTGCGCGATCGGCGTCGTCCATAATCAATCCGGGCGGTTCGCGAACCGCCCCTACATTCACCCCTTCTTTATTTGTTCTGGCACTTTTCCGCCTGCTCCAGGAGCCGGGTCAACGCCGATTCCGAGAGCAGCCAGCCGCTGTTCGGTGCTGCCTGTCCCTGCTGGAGCCGCACCGCCTTTGCCTCCGGCATTATCACCGGCGGCTTGTGAGAGCACCCGGTCGATGCGAGCGGAAACAGCATCAGCGTCGCAATTAATAATATTTTCCCTACCGAGCTGGATGGCATCTGCTCTCCTCTCCGCCACGGCTTCGGCGGATTCGTGGTGGTCGGCCCACGCCTTGACCAGGGCAAGCAGGCCGACGATGATCTGGAGGATGACTGCGGTCACTGTTTCGGCGGTTCGACGGTTGGCGCTTTGAGGTCGGGGATAAACGCCCCCAGAAGGCCCATGACGGCCAGGCCGCAGGCGATGATTGCCTCGCCGCGGTCAGGCGAGATCCCGACGCCGCAGGCGGTGATTAGGGCTATAATACCCCTCCAGGTGGATGCTTCGTTGAGACGTGCTGCGATCATTTTTAACATTGTGGTCTCCTTTTTCGGGACGCGGCTACCGCGACCCTATGTTATGTCTCGTGCAGCCCCGGCAGGTAGACTGTCCGACCGTCCCGCCTTACGGCGCTTAAAAGTTGCATCCTCGGCACGCCGGTGGAGAGCCCCACATGGACCCATCCCGACTCGCCAAACTCGTATATGACCTGGTCCCACCCGGTGAACATGCTGGTGATCTCCCTGGCCACCCACAGGTTGCTCCGGCCGTTCACCGTGAAGTCGCAGGCGAGGCCAAACCGGTGGGCGCTGGTAATGCTGCCCCCCACTGCCTTGTTCACAGCCAGTGAGCGGTAGCCTGAGAGGACATGGATAGGGCGGTCGAAGTAGAGTCTCAACTCTTCCATAAAGATCGCCACACGCTTGATGTTTTCAAGTACGTCGGGGGTCGGGAAGTTATCGAGGCCCAGGCGGGCGCCGGTGGCGCTGACCGTGAACTCCTCGAGGCTGAAATGGGTGGTGAGCTGCATGCGTAAAACCTCTTTTAACAAGGATGAACAGGATGAACAGGATAAAAACCTTAAAAGCGTTTCTTGGGGTAAAACCTAAAACCGATGTTAACCGGGAAGATTGGGGGAGGCCCATCATGGACGGCCTCCCCCTTTCAGTGAGCAACTTCGTCGCTCTTATTGGTGCCCCTGGCCAGGATCACGGAGGCTGGGCGTCATCGGGGCGTGGTATTTAAAGGATCGTTCGTTGCTGCTGTGGGGCAGCATAGCTGCCCCAGTTTTTATTACAAAATAAAGTAATTAAGAGATGTAGGGGCGGTTCGCGAACCGCCCTTTAATCGAGGAGGGAGAGCTGGGAGGAGTCTTCGTGGTGGTCGCAGATCTGGCGGATCCAGACCTCGGTGAGCTTGTATTTGACGGCCAGGTCGCGGTAGCCCATGCCCCGGCTACGGTCGGCGCGGATCATATCGTCGCGCTTTTTCTGGAGGAGGGCATCGGGCTTGGGGACGTAGAACTGCAAGCCGCCGAAGTGCTCGGAGAGCTGGACGGTGGCGCGGACGCCGATGAGCTGGACGAGATCCTGGAACGCCCTGGGGAAGTCGGCGGCGGTCAACTGGTCAATCCATTCGCCTTCGTATTGCATTTGTCACCTCCTTTCCAGCCACTTTTTGAGGGCCTCGATGACCCGGCTCGCCTGGGCGCCGTCGATCCACTGGACGGCGGAGACGCCGGTCATCCGGTGGATGTAGCTGTCGCATGATTTCTTGGATGGATTTTTGACCCGGCCGGCGGCATGGAGTTCCAGCCAGAGGGCCTTGATCTTGGTGGATTGCGGATCGTCGGGCCAGTCTGTAACCCCCCCGGCTTCGCCACCCCCCCTTAAATTAATGGGGGGACGGGGGGGGGTACGCCTCTGCCAGACGGCGGCGGCGATGGCCTTCTTCTCCAGGTCGTCCAGGAGTTCCTCGGCCTGGTCGAATTTGAGGTCCTTGGAGGACTTGACACCGTAGGTCTTGAAGAGGATGAGGAAACGGTAGTCGTCCTCGGAGATGCAGAGGGCGGTCTTTAATGTGTGGATCATTTTTATCTGGCGTTTAGTTGCCATTGAAACCTCGTTAAACAGTAAACCTTGAGTTTACAAGGATGGACAGGATAGACAGGATAACGTCAAGCCCACTTAGATGGGCGCTGCTCGAACCTGTCGCAGATACCGGCATGGTTTACGGTGTGCGACTTTCCGGACCCTGGACCGAGAATTTTGCAGTTATGCGGCTGATAATGGTTGTGGCCTTCGATATGGATGATGTGGATGCAACCGCCGCAGTTGGCTCCGGACTGCATTCGGCCTGTGCGGTATCTGTGTGTTTGTTTTGGGGTCATGGTTATTCCTCCGCGATCTCCGCGTCTCCGCGTGAGACGATTTTCTGAGCACCCGGCTAAAATAGCGCCATTTGCTCTTCTTCCCTTGGCTTGCACGTTTCATCCTTTAGCCGTGATGGGTCAATGCCGTAGGTATCAATGCCTGTCCGCATCAGGCAGCTATGCTTTGCCTGGAGTTGGAGCTTAATAAAACTTGCACTGATGGTAATGCCATTAAGGTCATCCATCGGGTTTGAACACCTGGTGGCATATCTCTTGATCTTGGGGTGGTATACCAGCTCTGCGCCCCTTGTGAGTGCGACATAGACGGAATTCCAGGCAAGGGAATCGCTCCTCTTGGTCATCGATCTTATGCTTTCTCCGGTTTCGCCTTCCATATCTAACTCCCGTTGGAGCGGATTCGCTCCGCTCCCCGCTCAACTCAATGTTATACCCGTTTCCCACCGTGACGATGTTCGCGGGTTCTGTTTTTCTCGACCTTCGCCAGAATAGCGGCTTTCAGGTCGATCCCCATGCCGTGAGCCAGCCCAATCAGACGAATACCAATATCAGCAAGCTCTTCCTGAAAATTGGCCTTGTCATCCTTGCGGAAAGCCTCCAGTGCCTCAGATACCTCCGAATGAATCAGTGCCAGAACAGCCGGGATTTCATGCGGATTTTGCCAATCCTCAGAAGTAGTGACTTTCCAGCCATGCCGGAGTTTGTTGGCGTGAATTTCATCCCCCACCTGAGCTAGCCAATCGGGTATAACAAGCGGGTGGACCGCACTATTACCCATTTCAGCCGGTGTCGGTTCTTTCATTGATTCATCCATTGAGTACACGATGTTCCCTCCAAGGCGGTCACCCGCCGCCCCGTTATCGTTTCGTCAGAACATATGCCGTGGCCATCAAAACTACGGCAATAATGCCCCAAGCGGACCACGGAATAACGCTAAATGCCTGTATCATCTGAGATTCCATATTGTCTCCCGCTGGCCATCGGATGACGATAACCAGTCATCGGAGCGCACAAGGCGCTCAATTCAATCGTTATCTGCTAAAATTCAGCAGCCCTCGCGCCATTTGCGACCGACGCCGAGCGCACTCTTTCCCCCCTTGATGCCGGAATGACCACCCCCGGAGTGAATGTTTCTTGCTGCCGTATATCCTGGCGGTTGCTACCTTCTTCGCTATCCCCTTTGCGATTAATGCTTCAACCATTGAATCCAAAACTTTTTTTGTTTCGCCGAAAATTTGCATCGTTTTCCCCCCTTAAATTACCGCTGGCAGATAACCCGCGATTCGAGCGGACAGGCTGCTCACCCTTATCGTTAGACCATTTGGAGGACATCCTCTAAATGGTCATCCCTTTGCAATATTTCTCCCTGATCCGCTGTAAATACGGAGGGAGGGCGTCTTTTAAGGGCGGTCTGCGAACCGCCCCTACGTCAAACATTTCCACCTGGACCGCCCTGGGGAGGCCCCAGGTAGGGTCTTTATCCCACGGCCGCTCTTTCGCCAGCCGTTCGGCCTCGAGGCGGGGGAATCCGCCATCAAACTCGAGGATGGCGGCCCGCTCTTCAAATTCATAATTCAAATCAATCCCGATTTTACAGGGATGGACAGGATGGTCAGGACAAAACCTTAAAAACCTTTTTGGGGTTTAAAACCGGAAAGAGGTTTTGCCGTTGTCCTGTCTATCCTGTATATCCTTGTTAATTGCCGGTGCAACCAGCCGGTACTGGGAGATCCTTCGGCCGTCCTCGGTCCTGCCGTTGTATCGCTGCTCGATGTGGATGCCGTTCTCGCGCAGCTCGTGGATGTCGGTGTGGAGCGCCTGGCTGCCGGTTTTGCCGGTGATGGCCGCCCCGTCATGCCACTGGAAGTCGAGCAGGATCGCAAGGGTCTGCTGGAGCCGCTGGCTGGATGCCAATGACGCGGCGTGGCTCTTCTTCTCGGCTGTTTCTCCCATGTCAACTCCTGATGTTGAGGTCATATGGCCTGTCGAGTTTGACCAGGCATGTTACGATCGCAGAGATGACATCCGTGCCGGCGGTGATGGTTAGAGTCTTCGCGGATGTCGGACCGGCCGCGGCCTGCGGCGGGGTTTCCTTCCGTGTTTCTTCCTTTGGTGCCGGTGGCACGTCCTCTGCAGGGGGGGGTACAGCGGGGGTGGCTTGTTTCCTGGTGCGCCGGGTGGTGTAGGTGCCCGCATCTACGGCTTCTTTTTTACATTTCCAGCAGAGCCCTGCCCCGGCAATCTGGATGTCATCCCGTTTACACCCTTTACATGTCCCTCTAACGGCCATGGTGGCGTCCTTCCTTTCTTTATTTATCCGCTTCCACCCTGGCAACCGGCCCGGCGGCGGTTCCTGCGTGCCGACCACCTTTACCTGGCTGCAGACGGCACAGGGGCCGATGTCATTGCGGCGATTGACCTTGCACAGCCTGGGCTGTATCCGGGCGTGGAGCATCAGGCAATAAAATGTTTTTTCTGCCAGGAATCTGCTGATCTGTTCGTTTTCTTCCATGCTTTTTCTCTCGCCGCTGGCGCATTATGCTTAAAAGCCACGCAGTGTAGGCAACGTTGGCGTCTTTGAGCGGCCTGGTGTCGGTCCAGGTTTCGCCCTGACGGGTTCTGATCATTATCCCTCCATGGGTTCGTGGGTGTGCCATTTGTCGCACACCTTGTCTTTTTCGGCCTGCCGGCCCACATGTTCACACCAGAGCCAGGGGACGCCGACTTTCTGGTCGCAGGTGTAGCAGCTCCGCTCGGGATCGTCGGCCCGGCGGAAGCGGTTGGCCTGGGCCTTGTCGATCAGTGCGGCCGGGTCCCTGGGGACTTCGATGCGGCCGGTGGCCTGGCCGGATAAACATTCGTTTAAATCATGCATACAACCTCCAATTCAATTAACAAGGATGGACAGGATGGACAGGATAAAGTCAAAGTCAAAAGATTTTATGGTTTAAACCAGAAATGCTTTTAGGTTTTATCCTGTATATCCTGTATATCCTTGTTAAATATGCCGTTACGCCGCGGCCTCTTTACGGTTTCCAGCCCATAGGATTATGCCGTTATCGTCGACGTCCACGTCCGCCTCGTCTATCTCCAACAGGCCATTTTCGTCGATATCCATATAGACTTCCTGATCACCGTGGATCTCGATGCATCCATCAAGGATGTCTATTAGCTCAGATGCCTTCATACTTCCCTCCGCGATCTCCGCGTCTCCGCGTGAGACGGGGTTCGGGCGGTTCGCGAACCGCCCCTACATTTACGCCGATATGTTCAAGTTCAGCTGCTTGTAGCTGCCGTCGGGCTGGCGCTCGTAGAACCGGATATAGCTCTTGGAACTGATGACCTGGACGCTGTCGGAGATGGCCTGCATGGCCTGCTGCCAGGTTTCGTCCTGGATCTCCATGCGCCTCAGGGACAGGACCCGCTTTGTATTGATCCGCCCTGTCTTGTCCACCTGGAAGGCATCGTTGACCAGCGTCCGGATCTCGGCGCCGGCGCCTTCTGACCAGCGCTTGAGGCACTGGTCTATCAGGTGTTTGGCCGCCTGGAGCCGCTCGTCGAATGTGATGTAGTCGTCGATGCTGCGGATGAGCTTGTAGCGGCCGTCGAAGGAAAATAGGGTGACATTCCCCTTGTTGCCGCCCAGCTTGGCGCCGTATTGCTCGCCGGAGAGTTCCACGAACGCCTCGATGTCGGCCATGGCGTGCTGCTTGAAACAGGCCAGGGTCAGGGCCAGTTCCTGGGCTCTGTGCATGAGGTCGATGACCAGGTCGTCGCGTTCGAGGTCGACGGCCTTGATGGAGGACTTGGGAACGAGCCGTCCCTGGGAGTCCTCCATGTATCCGCCCGGGATGGAAACTGCCTGTTGTGTCATTTACGGTTCTCCTTTGCCGGCGGGTCGATGAGGACCAGGTCGGCCTGTTTGGTGTAGTAGTAATCCCTGGCCTGGTATGACTGGATGGCTGCCTGGGATACGCGGTGGTCGTCGGACATCATGTGGCAGGCCCAGCCGCACATGAAGCCGATGACCAGGGCGGCAAGACCGCCGGCCAGGATGTCATCGGCCTTGACCTCGGTCTTGACCAGGTAATAGGTGACCTTGGCCTGATCGCTCACCGGTATGCCCCCACGTGATTTTTGTCGAAGTGCCTCTGGAACGCCATGTGGCAGGCGTCACATGTCTGGTAGTCGTGGCCGGGGGAGCCGAACCGGGCGCATGCCCAGGGCGGCCCGCAGTCGGGGATCTCGTCACGTTCGTTGCAGACCTTGAGGCGGCGCCTGCAGTCTATTTCACATGTCTGTGTCATTAAACCTCCATTAAAAACCAGATTTAACAAGGATGGACAGGATGAACAGGATAAAACCTTAAAATCTTTTTCGGGGTTAAAACCTTTAAACCGGTTTTGCCTTTATCCTGTATATCCTGTATATCCCTGTTAATTGCTTATAGTGGTTTGCCTTTCGGGATGAGCCGGTTGCCCTGGCATCTTGTCAATGCGCCGGTGGCGACAAGCTGGATGATGGCGCGGCTGGTGGCGTTCTCCCTGAGCTGTTTTTTCAATTTGTTGAGCTTCTTGCGAGTTTCATATGCCGAGATGAGTTTCGCTATCATGGCCTTCCTCTCCCTTTAGTCGTGGATTTCTGTTGTTGAGTTCGTCCATCCGGTCGTCGGCGTTGCTGCCGGATGTGCAGACGGCATAGAGCCATATGTATGCGATGGCGGTGCCAAGCAGTATGAGTGCGGTTTTCACTGTTTCCCCCCTTTGCATTGCCGGCAGGCCCGGTAAAGCTGGACCCGGAGCGGATTGGTGGCGGCGAAGGGCCGCCGTTTGATCTCGGCGCATTTGCGCAGTGAGATCTCCCCCAGGATGGGGCAGTTGACGGTGGTCGTGCCGAAGATCTCCTCGACCCTGGCCAGGAAGCCCCCCAGGTCGGCCCCGTATTTGCCGCGGATGATGTTGGAGACGGCGGCGTCGGAGTAGCCGAGCCGGCGGGCAACTTCGGCCTGCCCGAGGTCGGAGCATTTCTCTTTTAATAGCTGCATGAGGTCAGGCCGCGTCATGGGTCACCTCGTCGATTGCCTCTGCGGGCGGTTCACGAACCGCCCCTACATTTTCTTTTTCTTTCTCTCTTTCTTTCTTTTCCCCGCGATCACAGATTTTTGTGGATATGGGCCACCCGCACAGGTCGCAGATGGTGGGGTATACGGGTTCTGAGCCGCCCCTGGCGAGGACGTAGTTCTGGGCGTCACCGGCATTGCCCCCCTTGTAGCCGCCGATCTTGGTGATGTAGCCGTGGCGATGGAGCCGAAGGAGAAACTGGCTGCTATTCTTATAGGTTGCTCCGGGGACGGTGACCTGTACCGACCGGATGGTGAATGTTTTCATGATCCTCATACTTCGCCACATATTGTTACGGAGGGCATCCGTCTTGGGTGATCTCCTCATTCCAGGCTTTCCTGGCATCACATACCTCCTTGAGTGGATTTGGATCAGGCTGCCATGGGCCGTTTTTTCCCTTTGAACACGGGTTGGTCGAAGTAGAGGGGACGCTCGCCCCATTCCCTGGAGTTGATGATGTCGAAGCCGTTGGAGCGGGCGAAGAATTCGATCTTGTTGAGGGCGATGATGATGCGGCCGATGTTGCCGGTGGTCTCTCTGTGCAGATACTCGACCAGGTCGGAGGTGAGCTTGACTTCGCAGAGTTGGTGGGCGACCATGGTGGTGTCGTCCAGGTCGAGCCCCTGGAATTCGATCCACTGGGTGATGCGCCGGGAGATCCGCTCGTTGGTCCGTATCCGGCGGGCGATATCTTCCATGCCGATGAGGATAACGGGGCATTTGCTCATGTCGTAGATGTCGCGGAGGGCGTCTACGATGTCGAAGTTACGGAAGCAGTAGTCGGCCTCGTCTACGAAGATTGGCCGGGCCATGCGGCTGTCACGGGTGAGCTCGTGGCAGATGTATTCGACCATGTCGGCCCGCCTCTGGAGGCGCTTGCCCCCCAGCTCGCGGCAGATGTCGCCCAGGATGGTGGTGACGGTGGAGCACCCCAGCGCCCGGATGTAGACGCCGTCGTGGACGTTGGCGACGTAGGCGATGCTGGTGGTCTTGCCGGTGCCGGGGGCGCCCCACAGAAGGCCCATCCCCTCTGTGCCGGTGGAACGGTTGAGCAGGTCGTCAACTGCCTGCTCGAACTTCCTTACATCTTTTGTTTTGACCATCTCGGTTTTCATGCTATGATACCTCCTTAGCTAAGGTTTGCCCTTGTGAGGGCATGTGAAACCGCCGGTGTCGCAAGCATCGGCGGTTTTTTCTTTTTCAACCTGATTTAACAGGGATGGACAGGATATTCAGGATAAAGTCAAAATCGGATTTTAAGGTTTTACCCCCAGAAATGGGTTTAAGGTTTTATCCTGTTCATCCTGTATATCCTTGTTAATTGCCTTTAGCCTGTGGCCCTGAATCTGCCGGTGCAGGCCGGGTCATCCCTGTACAGCCCCACCCTCTTGACGCCGCTCAAGTCCTTGTCGTCGGCCCACTGGATCTCGTAGGGGTTAGCCTCCCCCCTTTTCTGCCTTTCCCGGATGTCGTCGTATATCTCGGCGGCGCTGGAGAAATATTGCCGGGACTGGGCGATCTGCCTCTCTTTCTCTTCTTTCTTTACTTCGTAGGCAATTACTTCCTGTGGCAGCTCCCGGTATTCGACCAGGACGGGCGCTGCCTGGGCCTCGGCCTCGACTTCGTCCAGGTGCCCCTGGAGAGTCTTGACGCGGCGGGCCTTGCGGTCTTCCCGCGCCTTTTCGACGAAGGGGACAGGATAAAAGGCTTTTTTGTTGGCGTCCCACCGGGCTACGGCGATGAGGCGCTCTTCCATGTCCTTGACGCAGACCTGGGCGGCGTCGTGGATGTCGTAGGAGACAATTACGGTTTCGCCTGCGTAATGGACCAGGTCGGCTGAGTAATAGATGTTGCCGAAGAGGCGGACCTCACCGCGCCTGGTGGTGACGGTGACATGGGGCCGGAAGAGGCCGTCCAGCTCGGCTGCCTCGGGGACTTCCGGCGTCCATCCTTCGGCCAGGAAACGGCTCCACATCTCCAGGGGGCACATGTTGCGGCGCAGGCCGTTGTTGGAGTCGGTGATCCTGGGGAGCCCCTGGTGGGGGCGGCGGTTGTACTCTTCGACGGCAACGGCGAGGAAGTCGAGGAAGTCACGCCAGGCCAGGAGGATGGGGGACTTGGCGCCCTGGCGGCCTTCGCGGAGGGCCTGTTTGACGTCCGTGTCCATCTGCAGGTAGACCTTGCGCTTGACCTGCTCGTCCATACCCTTGCCGGTGTAGGTAGGGAGCTCTTTGGCTGCCCTGACCCAGAGACTGGCCTGCATGCGCTCGATGCGGCCGCGGGCCTGGGAGTTGCCGGGGATGCCGGTGCGATAGGTTATGCCCAGGCGGGCGTACATGCCTATGAAGGGGTCGGAGTTGACAGTCGCCTCGTTGCCGGCGCCCTTGTCGGCGTAGAGGATGGCAGGGATGCCGCCGTAGAGCTTGGTTTCGTTGACGGTGACGGCATGGCGCACGGCGTCGGCGACGGTCTGGGAGGATTCGGCGAGCCCGGCGGACCACCCTATGCAGACACGTGTGACGGCGTCGATTACGGCGCAGACCTCGGGTTTGAAGGGGCGGCCGTGGACGGGGTGGGCGACGTAAGCCTTGAAGGAGTGGCCGTCGCATAGGCAGATATCGAGGGGTTCGAACTGGCTGGTGTCGCGGCGGATGAAGCCCTTGACGCTCTTCAGCTCTTTGCCTGTCATTCGGCCGCGCTGGATGTCGAGGCGGCTGAATTTGTCCAGGTAGCGCCGAACCTGGTACTCGGAGGGGATTGGGATCTCTGCCGGGATGATGTCGGCCATGTCCTCTAAGGCGTGGACGATGGAGATCTTCTGGGGGACGCGGTAGCACTGGAGGAAGTAGGGCGCCCAGGGCGGGATTTCGCCGCGCTTGGGGCTCTTGGGGGCCAAGGCGGAGTAGTCGCAGCCGGCCCGCCTGTAGATGCCCCACCACCGCTCCAGGGTCTTTTCCGAGAGGGTGCGGGTATCCCCTGCGCGGCCGTTGGCCATGTGCAGGATCTCGGGGTGGAGCTGGCCGTCGGTGGCCTGTTTTACTATGGCTTTAATGGCCTTTGAAACGCCGATGGAGGGGGCCATGCTCTCGATGAGGCGGATGATTACGAGGCGTGCGTCCATGACCTGGGTCTGCCATTTCTTGAGGGTGGTGACGGGTTGCAAATCCCCCCGGCAGGCGGGCAGAGACCCAGTTCTCTGAGTCTCTATTGCGGGCAGGTTGACGGGTGGGGTTGAAGTGGATTGGGGGCGGGTTTCTTTGGTTGGCATGACAAGTGCATTATTTAATATATATGCCTGCGTTTCCTGGGGGAGGGATGTGAGAGGGTATTCCCGCCCGCCGCCGCGGCCCGCGCGGGGACGGGAGGGCCAGGATTCCCTGGTAGCCTTCTGGATTACTCCTTTGAATGTAGAGGGCAAACCCGGCATATTCGCTAGTTCCTTCGCCGTGTAATGTGTCTTTGATCCATCAGGGCTCATCGGTCGCCCTCCTGTGGTGTCCGTGCCAAATGTGATTTGTTGACAAACCCGAACAAAAGTTTATAATTGCGTAAAATATTACGCATTGATGCACCAAAAATTACGCGGCCTTGCCCCATATTTTTTCATAGGGGAGGCCAAGACGTTCGGCGATGTACTGTTTCGTCCTTTTGGAGGTGTGATGGCGGTTGATGACACCGCTGACGGTGCCGGGGCAGACATCCAGCTCTTTGGCGAGCTGGCGGACGGTTATGCCCCTGTCTACGAGGATGGATCTGAGTCTGTTTGGGGTCATGGAAAACTCCTGGATGTTTTGTAATTCTGGTAAATTTCTTTACAAAATGGATTTTGTGTTTACGTAGAATATATACCTAACAATTGTTAGGATGTCAATAACTTTTATTAGGTTAAAGTTCATTTTATTCTAAATATTATTTGTAATGTTGTAACTATGCGTAATTCAAGGAATAAAAAATACATTTACCTGGTAAATGTTCACTTCGCCATAAGGTAATAGTTATTGATGGAAGTTTTACCTAACAAAAGTTTTAGCGACAGGATATCCTGCCTGGTAGAACAGTTCGGATCTCAAGAAAGATTAGGGGAATTGTGTGGCATTTCTGGAGTAATGATCGGGAAATATGCTTCCGGCAAATCAGAGCCAACTAGAGAGAAATTATTAGCTATTGCTGAGGGGGCAAGGGTTAATATCTTATGGCTGATGACCGGAGAAGGCCCAATGGCCGTGGATGACCCCCCAGTGGTGAAGGAGCCGGAAACGGCCTATGAGGACCAGGAGCTGATAAAAAAGGGGGACAGTACCCTGGAGACGGCAAAGACGGCTATCGAGGATATTTTCTCGGGCAAATCGGAAACCGAGAGGTTGGATATTCTGCAGTTAGTGCTGGATCTGCGGGCCAAAAAAGTAAAGCCGCCCGAAGGCGGCAATACCTGATCATTTACCGTATTTTAGCAGGAGGTTCCTGGCCTCCCGGATGTTATCCCTTATTCCTTCCTGGTCAAGGATAAATAGAAGCAACAAAAGTAAATCCGATACTTTCAACCCCTGGCGCGACATCCGAGACATTACATCGAAACAAAAACACTTCTCCTGCGCATTCATTTCCTCCCTCCGGATTAGTTAAGATTAACGCATATTAATACTATAGATTATTAAAATCAATGCTATTATGATATTTATCTGATAATATTCAAATACGGTTAAAGTTCTATTTAAATTTGAATAATTTGACTTTTGGCGATATTTCAATGTAATGGAGGGCATGAACCGTAGATTGCAAATAGGCCAGCGGATCAAGACGATCCGGAAAAGGCTGCGCCTGAGCCAGAAGGAGCTCGCGGAGAATTTGGGTGTCTCTGCAGGGGCTGTGTCTACCTATGAACTCGGCGACGCATACCCGTCAATTGAGACCCTGGCCAAGATCGCCCGCCTGGGCGGAGAAACGTTTAACTGGCTGATTATGGGCGAACAATTGCGTTCAGATGGGGAGGAGATCACTGAGCTGGAGAAGTATCTGCTGGAACAATTCCGGGCGGCGACAGAGGAAGGCCAGGAGCTGATCGTGCGGGTGGCGGAGATGGCAGCGAAGGAGAGGAGGGGGAGATGAGAAGGCTGGTTGCAGCTTTGTTTATGGTGCTTGCAATTTCCGGTTGTGGCTTCTCTGAATATCGGGAAAAGGAAAAAGCCCTCTCAAAGTCTGCAATTGAATCAGTACAAAAATCTGAAAGTGTTGTAAAAGGAACAAATACTCTTAATATCCTTGCACTTACCTTAAAATTAATAGAAAGTAGCGGGAAATATGTTAAGGTGGATGGATGGTCATGTGATAAAAATATAAAAGATGACTGTTACGATGTATGGTTTTCCGTGGCAATCAATGAAATCGATCAAAAGTACCATTGGATAATCAAAGGAAACGAGCTTATACCGGCAAATGATCTAGCTCAAACAGTTACAATCCGTCAAATGATCACGTTGTAAATTTACCCTCAAATCAAGCGCAAGATATTGCTCTATTCATCAAGTTACCCTCAAATCAGATGCATCATCCAAAATCACCTCAATCCACAAGAAAAGTACAAGATATCAGTAACTTCCTACAATCTCACCCTTAATACATTCAACTACTTATCCCCCTCAAATCTTTTACTCGTTTATAGATTGCCGCGATGACCCTTGGAGGGAGGAGATAATATCTGCAGGGGGTGAAATGGGCATTTACGGCGCTCTTGAACAACCCCCCTGAAGACCAGGAAGATTTATTGAAAAAGGGTTAGCCTTGACCGGCTAACCCTTTGGATTTTATGGTGGGCGCGCGCGGGATCGAACCGCGGACCTGACGATTAAGAGTCGCCTGCTCTACCAGCTAAGCTACGCGCCCATTGAAGAAAACGGAATTCTTTTAATAGCTCAATATTGACCGAATGTCAAC